CGCATATGGTCGCTCTAAGAACGAAGAAACTCGTGTCAAGAAGGAGTTATCAAGCTCTGCAGAGCTAGCATTACAGGCTTTACATGAGCAACCAGGTGCAAAATTCGCCGAGGGCTCATGGTGGCAGGCATTTAACGCTGTTACCTACCTAACAGACCACGTTATTGGTCGTACTCAAGAGGGTCGTTTGACATCTGCTTGGTACGGTCCTAATAAGGCACTGAAGGTTAAGGCTCTTGAGACTGCTGTAGAGATGGCTGAAGCAGCCTAAGAGGTATAAATAGTAATATTGTTGTATGAAGTTGAATGAAAAGTATTCTGGACCCCGGTTCGATCCCGGGCAGGTCCACCAAAAACACATTAAAGGGTACAAATGTCAGTAGAAGAGTATTGGAAGTGGATACACAATAACGCTCAATAGTGTTTTTTTGATGGGCCTGAATTTGGTTTCGACAGGGTAAAGAGTAAAGATATGGACAACACAGTAGGCGATGACTGTAAATCAAGCAAAACTAGTAAACGCAAACGATAGCGATTACCGTTTAGCTGCTTAAGCTAAACTGAGGGTAGCTCCCTTATCATCCAATAGCTATAGGACCTTCGGGTCCTATTCTTTTTTACAGGATTGATATGCTTGAATGTCTTATTATAGGTGATAGCATTGCAGTAGGTACACACAGGGAAAGACCTGAGTGTGTATCCTACTCCAAAGGCGGATGGAGTAGTGAGCAGTGGAATAAAGATTACCTACATAAAGATCTAACCGCTAATACAATAATAATAAGTCTTGGGTCTAATGACTTAAAAGGACTCAATACCAAAGCAGAATTAGAAAAAACTCGTAGCAAAATCAAAGGATCTCGTGTATACTGGATACTTCCAGCAATAAAGCCGCACAAGCAGCAAATTGTACGAGACATCGCAAATCAACACGGTGATACTGTGATTGAAATCAAAAGTCTACAACAAGACAAGGTCCATCCAGACAGAGATGGATACCGACAACTCGCTAAAGATACCAGTCAGCAGATAAAATAGTTATAAATAACTATATCTTCAAAAGGGTCCTTCGACCTAAGTTGGTATGAGCAGCACTTGATAAGGATGGCATTGTGACTATTAAAAATCAGGACACTGAAAGCTGTACCTCTACATCCCAAAATAATTCCATAAACAAAGAGGAAGTTAACATGAAAAAGTTAGCGCTAATAACGCTGCTTGGATTGTGTTCGCTTGTATTTGCACAGAATGAACTTAGCGACGTTCCCGTCGCACTATCTGAAGATATTGTATCTACCACAAGCGTACCAAACAAACAGATCGAATGTCTAGCTCGCAATATGTACTTCGAAGCTAAGAACGAACCAGATGATGGAATAAAGGCCGTTGGCTTTGTTACCATGAATAGAGTTGCGGACGAGTCTTTTCCAAAGACCATCTGTGAAGTGGTTCACCAAAAGATGAACAAGGTGTGCCAGTTCTCTTGGGTATGCCTACCAAAGAAACATCTTGTAATTAGAGATCAACAACTGTATAATCGTATTTACGAAATGGCTGCAGTCATTGCTAATAGCCATAGTAGTATCTCGTTATACGACCCATCACGCGGGTCTTTGTTCTTCCACGCAACATATGTTAGTCCGTCATGGAAGGATAGACTGAAACGTAAAGTTAAAATTGGAGGCCATATTTTCTACACCAAGGATAGACCATGATTAATGATTTGAATTTTCTAAGTATTGTTGAATTTACAAAAGAGATTGAAAAACTTGTCTTAGAAAAGAAAATGGAGTATATTGATGCTGTAATGTACTTCTGTGATAAGAACGGTGTAGATATTGAAACAGCAGCTTCTTTGATCAAAAGTAATGCAAAGCTGAAAGCATCTATACAGGTTGAAGCAGAAAACTTAAACTACTTACCAAAGACTAAACAACTACCTTTATGACAGACTATGATGCGTATAAGATGTACTGTGCTTTGAAAAGACACTTTCAATCTGACACGTATGATTACTTTAAATATAATGGTAAAGTGAAAGCATCTTATGCTACCTTTGAGAAGAGGAATGATAAGTTCTTTTTTGCAAAGTTAGCAAAGCATAAAGATGTGATGGGGTTCCTTGTTGCCAACTTCTACTACGGTGATGTTTGGGTTGGTGATCTTGTCAATGAGCAGATAGCTGAGAAACAATACCGTGAATGGTTGAAGCACAAGGAATCCCTTTCTTATATATTCAAAAGTGATCTTGGTAAGATTGATGATCTTAAAGAAGAAATGAAAGTAGTGGATAATCAACATCCATTACTTCTAAGAAGGTATCTCTCAAAAGAGATAACTGCAGAGACGTTGATCATAATCGACGCTGTGCAAAAGAAGTGCCTGTTCAAGTACTGGAGTACAAGGTTGAAGGATCCAGTATGGGAAACAGTTCGTAACAAATTAATTAAATTATCTCCCTTTGTGCAGTTTGAGGAAGATAAATATAAGAGTATGTTGACTGATATTCAAGAACAATGTACAATTACATAATTAGTTTGGTGGATACGCTAATACATATATTTTATACAAGGAGTATACGATGTCTTTTTCAAATCTAAAGAAGTCCTCAAAGTCCAGTCTGGACAAAATCAATCAACAAGTATCTAAACTAGCAGCCCCCGAAGGTGAAGGCCGTAAACAAGACACCCGATTCTGGCAACCTGAAGTCGATAAGTCAGGTAATGGCTATGCTGTTATTCGTTTTCTTCCTTCTCCTGATGGTGAAGATGTTCCTTTTGTCCGTATCTTCGATCACGGATTCCAGGGTCCAGGTGGTCAGTGGTATATCGAGAAGTCTTTAACTACTATTGGTAAGGCAGATCCTGTTTCTGAATACAACAGTCAGTTATGGGCTACTAAGCTGCAAGCTAATCAAGACCAAGTTCGTAAACAAAAACGTAAGTTGAATTTCATTTCTAACATCTATGTTGTTAGTGATAAAGCACATCCAGAGAATGAAGGTAAAGTATTCTTGTTCAAGTATGGCAAGAAGATCTTTGATAAGTTGAATGCTGCCATGAATCCTGAGTTCGAGGATGAAGAGCCAATCAACCCATTCGACTTCTGGGCAGGTGCTAACTTCAAGTTGAAGATTCGTAATGTAGAAGGCTATCGTAACTATGATAAGTCTGAGTTCGAAGCTCCAGCTCTATTACTGGATGATGATGAAGAGTTAGAAAAGATCTGGAAGCAGCAACACTCTTTACAGGCGTTCTTAGCTGATGAGCACTTTAAATCATACGATGAGTTGAAACAAAAGCTCTACCGTGTCTTAGGTCTTGATGGTGGTGCACCTAAACAAGTTCGTAATGCATCTTTAACTGATTTGAGTGAAGATGAAGAAGAGTTTGAGACTGCACCGAAGCAAAAGGAATCTAAACCAGCTGTAAAGAAACAAGCAGCTGCACCATGGGATGGTGATGAGGATGATGACTTAGCTAAGTTCAAAGAACTGTTGGATGACTAAAAAGAAAGGGGCTTAGGCCCCTTTTTCTTATGCTGTACGTTGAATACCAGCTATTGATGTAAATTGTGATTGATAGCTTGCTGCAGGTGCTATAGGGTTGTATACTGGAGCAGACCCACCTCCACCACTACTGGAAGTGACATTGGTATCACCACCGTTATTGTTGATGATAGTATTACCACCTTGAGAACCTTCAGCCTTTCTTTCCATATCAGAATCTAAACCAGCTAGTAACTCGTTCTTCATACTCTCAAAGCTACCACCACCAATCAATGAAGCAAAAGCACTGAAAGGACTAGCTGGCTTTTGTTGAGTTTCTCCTTTACCTTCGGCTGGTTTATTTGCCTGATCGCCACCAAGCTGATCTCTGAAGTAATCTATCTTTTGTTTGATAGACATTCCTGCAGTTGGCTTTTGAGCAGCTGATACTTGATCAATAGGTAGACTTGTGGATGTATCACTAGCTGCTCCAGCACCGGTGCCAGCCATCATTGTACTCTGTGCTCCACCGCCCATCAACGCTAAGGCAGCTTGCTGCCTTTGCTTGATCTTGGCGCCGCCCTTACCACCACCCTTTGTACTAGATCCAGCTGAGCGTTCGTAGAATGCGTCTATCATTAGAGCAGCCTCTTCGGCAGACTTAGCTCCTCTTAATTTCTGACCAGCTACAGCTTCGGTATTGTTGAGCTCCCAGTCGATGAAGGCTAATTGTTCTTCAAAGCTAGCTTCTTTAATATCCTTTTTGAATATACGTTTAAAATCAGCCTGACGTTTAGGGTCCCACTGAGCAATACCAATTGATGGTCCTTCTGGCCTATCTTTATCACCAACATCTATTGTACTAAAGGTAGCGGACTCAACTTTGAGATTGCCAACAATACCAGCTGCCTGTTCCTTTGTGTACCCTCTGGACATGAAGAAGTCCATAGCCTTCTGAGCACTGCCATTCTCACCCTTATCATCTCTACTACTAGTAGTTGCTCCTGCTGATGGTTTGGATATATTCGAGGCTTGATTTTTCTTCTCGCCCTTTTTTTCTTTGAGGTTGAGTATCTGGGATGTTAGGTTCATTCCAGGCTCTTGCTTGGCTTCTGGTATTTCAGCCGTTATTCCAGCTGAGAATTTAGTTGTCTTCTCTGCTGCATAACTTCCAAGCATACTACCACCAATTGATCCTAAGATACCTAGTGGTACAGATAGAAAACCACCTCCAGCTACTCCCGCAGCTGCAGCAAGACCACCAACCACAAAGGATCCTGCACCAGAGAAAAGTGCCTGCTTTTTTGCAAAATCGGCTAGCTCTTTACCGTCTTCTGGTGTGATTGTTTTATCAGCCACCATGGATTCAATTGTATCAAGAACATACCATAGTCCTACAAGTTGAATGATTGGACCTATTACTGATGCAGCACGGTCAAGTTTAAATTTAACAATAGCCCCCAACACTTTGGCAGCAGTAGCACCGCCTGCTACTGTTATTCTCACAACCATCCTTGCTGTCAGCAGAGATAGCTTTGTTACCTTAGACCCATCCTTTTTAAGGAGATTCATAGCCTGCTGATTCAGAGAGCCCTTGAATCCTGCACCCTTCTCAGCTGTTTTTGCTAATGGTATACTTTCCTTCACAAATTTACTAGCTTGGTAACCTGCGGCCGCAGTCCCAACAGCCACTGCTCCTGTCTTGACCTGCTCGAACTCCGGAGCCTCAGTACCTTTTAAAAGATCGTAACCTTTTACCGCCACATCCGTAGCATCTCTTGCCATCAATCCTGCTACCTTAACACCTCGGGGTAATTTCTGTGTAGCTTCTTGTGCAGCATTAGATGCCTTGTTAGATACATTGGATGCTGTTTCCCCAGCGCCATCTTTGAGAGCCGGTAACTTACCTTTGATACCTGATACCACTGATCCAATTCTATCGCTGAGGGATTCTAACGTATCCGCTAAGGTCATTGTCATGACCTTTAATTCTTTTGTCACTGGCTGTAGCGAATCTCCAAATACATTCTTGAAGATACCACCTATATTCTCACCCATTTCTTTTTTAGTACTGTCATCAATATTATCCCATATCAATGACTTACCAATGACACCAGCAATTGCAGCTGGCAAGGCCATACTCAAGGCAGATACAACACCTGAAGTAACTCCAGATACTGCACTAGCAGATACCCTACCAACACCGGCAGCAGCACCACCAGCAGCACTGGCAGCACCAACAGCACCTCTACTGACCGCAGATGTTAACCCGCGCATCGAGCTTGCAAAAGAACTAGATAGGTTTCTGAAACCACTAGACATTGTTGTGTTAAGAGTGCTTAACTGCCTAGAGTTATTTTGAAGAGCAGCGCTCATACTCTGAGTGAGTTGAACCTGCCTACCCATCATTTGGGTCTGCTGACTACCAGTACGCATCTGCTGCATACGCGTACTACGCATTTCTCCCAACTGCTGTATTAGTGTTTGTCTATTTGGATCAACCGCCATTTTTGTACATATCCTCTTGTCTCTTTATGTGATCTGCTAACATCTGCATGAAGATGTCTCGTTCAAAGACAATCATGTTTTCTACTTCTGTAATTGAGTAATGATGATGCTGAGCCAAAACAAACATCACTGTATAGTAGTTCTCCAGTGTGTTGTGACTCAGCGCAACGTAAAAAAATCTTCAAGTGTCTTTAACTCAATAACTCGTTCAGTTCCTTGTTTATTTGTGTATTCAAGTTTGTGGTATAGCCTAGGCATAGTCTCAAAGAAGTTTTCAAATTCTTTAATCATAGCCGTAGGTAGATTATCCACAAACTCATTAATCTCTTCTGGTTTACAGTCCTTGAAGTATGTTATGCTATCATCCTCATAATACTGTTCCATACACCCCTTGATCATATGAAAAAGGATATCTGGTACATCTTCTTTCTCCATTATCTCTGACATTAACGTGACACTCGGATACTTCATAACTATTCCGGAGGTTCCAGATATCTTGATCACATTTGTATGGTTATCGTTGTACGTCATTTCTACTTCATCAACATCAACAGAGAACTTGTATGTTTCCTCATCTTCATAATCTACATAAGCTAGTTCAATTATATTATTAATTGACTTTGCTCTTAACTTCAAGAATAAGAACTCAACATCAAATGATGCTAGTGTACCAGCATTGAGAACAGACTCAACATCACAGTTGGTGATGATCTGTTTTAGTACGTTAAAGATGTCAGCTTGTTCTTCACTTTGCTTAGCCATTAGCAATAGTTTTTCTTCTTTAACTAAAAACGGTCTAAACATGACCTTTTCTTTTGTCGATGGAACAATCAACTCAAATACGGGATGTGTTAATTTTGGTAAAGCCATAATAACTCCTAATAATTATAAAAAGTTGGCGAATGATGCAACAGATCCTAATAAACTTCCACCACCGGTAGAACCAGTAGCAATTGGTTCACGTTTCAATTCCCAATTGTAGAATGTAAACGATACGGTGAATTCTTGTACACTATCTCCAGATCCGTATGAAAGAGATAGATCACTTATGCTTGTTGGGTATGCTTTGAATAGTTTTACTTCTTTGGCAAGTACTAGTGGGTACTGAGGTGCTGATATCCCTCCTAATAACGAGCCGATAAACGGAACACCTGCTGCAGCAGAAATCACTGAAGCTGCTGTTTGCATTAGACCAGAGCCTGCAAACTTACCTGGTGCACCTCTGTATACTTTGATTCCTATATCTGTTTGGTAGTTCTCTTTAAATTCAAGTTGGAAATTTCTACCAACACCAGGAGCATTCTTTCCATCTGAAAACGGGATGATGGTATTGATCCAGTTGTAGAACATATTATATGTAATACCACTAGCATCACTTAAAAAAGTCATTGTAACATCAGAGAACGCTGCTCCAACAGGTATCTTATGTGTTGGACCTACACTATATCTTTTTGCATCTACTGTTCCAAGGTTTACACCTGGTAAATTAGTAGATCTACAGAACATGGTTAATAATCTTCCATTCTCTGTCTGAGCGTAGGCCTGAGCGTAGTTAGTTTTAATGGGTGCAGGGGAGCTTGCCGAGCCTGGCAGTGGAATTACTACAGCATAAAGGTTGGGCCTCTCTAGGTCATACTTGTGTATTGCTGATTTAAATTCTTTGATGTTTATCATTTATTTCCTGTAGACAAAATCGTCTAGTGGTAGTAATATTGCTTTGGACCACTCATCAGGTCTTATATAAAAGAACCTTGATCTAACGTGGCTATTTAGGTACCGCTTGATACCTTCTTTCGCAGGGGCAAACTTAGCCACATTCTTTAACAGTTTATAATTTAGATTGAGTCTCATAGAGTCCGAAAAAGACTTGTCTGTTGCTAGTGACATGAGTCCATCAAGTAGACTTGCACGAAGGCCAGGAGGTAGATAGTGAAAGTTGATTCCCATGAACCCACCCTCGGCATGATCAAAAGGAAACACCAAAGGAAATCTATCATACTTTGGTAGAGTCTTCTTATGCTTAGGATCATAGTTGAACAAATACATCTTACCAATAGTTAAACTTTTAGTAAGTCTATTATCACCACTAGTAATGACGCTACTTGCATCTTGCTTACCAAGAGTCTGATACGTAGTGTCAAACCAGTTCTGAGCACTAACTACCTGACCTCTTGTTATTGCTTGCTGAAGCATTTGCTGATAAGTTTGTGCCATTACTTGATACCTAGATCATCCTCGGTTAATATTTGAAACTTCCATTTACGCTCTTCGCAGAATTTGGTAGCATATTGCCACTTAGAACTATTTATCCCCCAGGTCTTGACCTCGTTCAGATAAGTTTTTGTTATCTTAGATCTTGGTTTTGGTGGCTGAGTTTGATTCTTTGGTTTTATCTCTATAACAACGGTTTCTATTAGACCATCTCTATTACGCTTCCTAACCCAGAAGTCTGGGAAATACCTGTGTACTCTATTGTCAATGGGTGATAAATACGGAATAGCGAACTCCTCACTAGCCCATTGAATAACATCTGGATGAGAATCCAGATGGCTCATGAATTTACACTCCCAAAGAGAGCGATAAATAATATTAGACGGGTTTCCTTTATATTTTAAAGGATTTTTAGGTTTAAATATACCGCTGTAACTCATAGGATAATTTCAATGGCAATAGCTTCTTCCTCTACTGGAAAATCATCGTCGGGCATTAACGGTAGTGATAATGTATTTAATACTGGTGGCCCTAAATCTAGCACAACCGGTAACTCAAATACTGCTACGTCAAAATCTAACTCAGGATCAAGCTCTAGTTCTAAAACTACACTGCCTGAGAGGAAAATAGAAGAAAAAAGATCTAACTTACTTATTGGACAAAATGCGCCGATAGTATTCCCATCGGACCTGTCCCCCGACTATTATATATCGTTCAATGCATTCAAGCATTCACAGGAACGTCCGGATGAGTCGAAACGAACATTTAAGTTTGATAAGAGTATTTACCTGCCATTACCGGCTGGTATAGCTGACTCTTATAGTGCTAGCTACAATCAAGAAGATCTCTACATTTTCGGTAATGCGGCAAAAGAAGGTATAAACGCATTAATGACTAGCGGTGGCACTACTAGTATTGCCAACGCCATGAAAGGTGATGGAATCAATAAAGCTGCTGGAGCAGTTAATAGCGCCTTAGCAAAGATTAAACAGGATCCAACCGGTTCTGCTAAGACTGCTGGCGCCACTGCTGCTGCCTTCATGTTACAGGGTGCTGGTGGACCATTGGCAGCTGCAGCCAAGAGTTCTTTTCAGGTGACAACTAATCCATTCCCTGTAATGATATTCCAAGGAACTGGTTTCAAGCCTGCGTTTTCATTTGATTGGACTTTCTACCCCGAGTCACAGCTTGAAGCTGATATCATTCGTAAGGTTGTAGGGTATTTCAGAAGAGAGATGCTTCCTGAGATGGTTGAAGGCAATCCTTCAATTCTAAAGTCTCCAGCTGTCTTCGAAGTTAAGATGACTCCAAACGAATACACAAGACAATTTAAACGTTGCGTTCTTACTAATATGAGTGTAAACTATACTCCAAACGGAGTAGCGTTCATTAAGTCTAATGATGGGACAGGTGACGCAGCTAAGGTTCCTGCTGCAGTATCTTTATCACTTACGTTCCAAGAGATAGAGGTTTGGCTCGCAGATGATTACTATGCTGATGAAAACAAATCTTTTGGGATTGTTAATAAACCACCTACACCAACACAGCAAACAACAACACAACCTACACAGCAAGCTACAATATAAATGGATAACTACTTTAAGCACTTTCCCCTGGTTCAGTATGGTAACTCAGTTGCCAATACTGTTGCTGTTAATTTATTTGCCAAGATAGCTTTTCAGAAGAATCTTCAACTGAACTACGAAGTATTCCATCCGTACACAATAAAAGAAGGTGATAGGCCAGATACTATTGCTTATCTATATTACGGTGACTCTGGATATGATTGGCTAGTTTACTTTAGTAACAATATAGTTGATCCATATTATGATTGGTATATGGATACTGAAACATTTAAAAGATTTATCGCGTCAAAGTATGGTTCGGTAACAGAAGCGACAAGAAAGATTAAGTATTATAGATCTAATTACGTAGAAGATGACTCTATGATTGAACCGTCAACATATGCTGGACTCTCGACTAATCAAAAAAGGTTCTGGAAACCTTTAACTAGATCAAATGGCCAGATCTTTAAATATGAGAGAAAAAAAGAAGACGTAATTTATAATACAAACAAAGTACAAGAATTAGTTATGACGTACTCTGGGAATAATACCTTTACTACTGGTGAATATGTTTTTCAGCAATCTGGTGGTATGACAGTGTCTTCTGCTATTATGGGGTTATCGAATACAACTCATTCAACCATATCAAACATAACTGGTACAATAACAGCAGGCCTGAGTCTCAAAGGTGGAACAAGTGGTGCCAATGCTATGGTGTCAATAGTTAACACTTTGACTACAAGTATTCCTACGGATATTCAGCAGTACTTTACTGCTGTCTCTTATTTTGATTATGAGGATGAGGCTAATGAGAACAAGAAGAATATTAGACTAATTGATGTAGCGTATATCCAATCGCTAGAATCAGAATTCAAAAGGTTACTTGCATCATGAGTTTGAATCCGGGACAGTGTGATGTTAAAAGGATGTCAATAACCGATCATAAGAAGTCGATCAAAATTGATAAAGATACTGCCAATGCTAAACTCATTGAGTATATTGATACCATCAACATATATGAGAGTATTTTTACATCCCATATAAACGCAGATATATCTTTCCTTGATGGTGCTAGTTTTAAAGAGAGGTTTAATATATCAGGTGACGAAGATTTTGAAATAGAATTTCTAGGTTATGGAAATGATACACCCCTCAATTATAAACTTAAAGTAGTTGAGATGGCTAACCTGATCCCAAACAATAATCTCAGAGCTAAGAACTTTACATTGAGGCTAGCAAGCCCAGAGTTACTGATTGATAGTGCATCAAATATTGCTAAAAGCTACTCAGCTGGGACAAAGATTATATTACAGGATATCATTCAGAAGTTTCTTGGCAGCAGAAAGCAATTGTTCATTGAAGAGACAAAGGATCCTCCTACACTAGTTATACCATACCTGAGTCCTTTTCAGGCTATTGATTTTGTAAGACAGCGCGCTGTATCATCTAAGTATAAATCTTCTACTTTCTTGTTCTTTGAGACCAACCAACAATACAACTTTGTAACAATTGAAGGATTGCTTGATAGAGGATCAAAGGCTAAGAAACAAAAGTTCATGCAACGAGAAGATGTGTCTCAAAATGTTAAGGGTAACCAAGCATCGATTACGGATAAAGACTCTTTCCATCTATTCTTCAATTATACTGTTAAGGATTTATTCAACCTTAACAACTATTTTAAGAATGGTGCATTACAGTCTGTGGTAACAGAGTTTGACATAACTACAAAAAGCGTAAAGAAAAGATTGTTTCAGAATACACCTGGATCTAAGTTCTTTTTTGAGTTTGCTGAAGCTAGAAATCCTGATATAAGCACTACATTGTTTAACGGGTATTCTAAGTATATTACTAAACCATACTTTGTTCCTTTTGCAAAGTATAAAGATTCTAATAATCAAACATCTAACTTTGTTTATGATACACTACTGGAGCGAATTTGTTACGCTAATCTTTTTACACATGAAAAAACGTATATTGATATTCCAGGAAACACATTACTCAAAGCTGGAGATATTATTGAGTTAGAAATTCCAAAGTATGAGGGTCAAGAGTCTAAAAAAGGTAGGAATGATATGGATAGTGGGATGTACTTGATTACCTCAATTAAACACTCCATAAAGATTGCAGATTCTAGTAAGTATGATACTCATCTTGAGTTAATGAGATTTGGTAAAGGAGTGTATGA